TGGTTTTTACAGCAAGGTCAGTAAAAATGTAAGCATACCGAGGGCTGAAATGACTACTCGTAAACCTTATTTCAACCATTTAAAAGGCGCAAATAATTACGCTTTAGCTGCACGCACAAGTTCCAAGCAGCGAAGAAATCGGGTGGAGGTAGTCAGGTCGCATCCGCTGGCAACTCCGCATCCCGCAGTACTAAACAGGGGCGCAGGTCGGTCAAGTTAACGCATTCACAAGTCGCGATTGCAAAAAAGCTAGGCGTACCTCTTGAAGAATACGCTAAATTTGTGAAGGAGTAATAGAATGACTGACAACAGAACACCGCGAAAGAACGCAACTCGAGCCTCAGAAACTCGCAGAAAACCTTGGGCTCCGCCCAGCCGCCTCGCTGCACCAGATGCCCCAGAGGGCTATGTGCATCGTTGGATTCGAACCTCAATGCGGGGTGAAGACGATAAGATGAACGTCAACACCAAACTGCGTGAAGGGTGGGAACCCGTCCGAAAGGACGAGTATCCAGATTATGAAGCGCCTATTATTGACGAAGGTCGATTTGAAGGTGTGATTGGTCAAGGTGGTTTAATGTTGTGTCGCATACCTGTCGAAACCGCCAATGAGAGATCCGAGTATTACGGGAGCCGAACCCGCGAACAGATGGTTGCAGTCGATCAGGATTTAATGAAGGACCAACATCCTTCTATGCCGATATCTAATAGTCGGCAAAGTCGTGTATCCTTCGGAGGCTCACGAAGAGACTCCGAGTAACTTTTATTGAGGTGCTATTATGGCAAATTCTAACGGATCCTTTGGGCTACGACCCATTGGGAAAATTGGTCAAGCGGCCAATTCTACCGGGGCAACGGAATATCGCATAGCCTCTGGCAACACAAACAAACTATACCAAGGTCAGCCGGTAATACCGACTGCGGCTGGTGTAATTGACGATCTACAAGCTGCGGCTGGTGGTACTGTCTCTATTGTTGGTGTGTTCTGGGGATGTGAATACGTTTCTTCGACATCAGGTAAAACAATCTGGTCTAATACATGGCCTGGTTCTGGCGCTGATACTAACTACCCTGTTAAGGCTTTCGTCTATGACGATCCTATGCAGACGTTTACAATCGCTACATCTAATGTAGTGGCTGCAGCAAACACTGAAGCGGAAGTACGCGCAGCAGTATTTGCTAACATCGCGTTTGCAACTGGTAATACTGGTGATGATACTACTGGTATCTCTTCAGCTACTGCTGACCTTAACACAATCGCTACCACTGCGGCGCACTCTATGCGTATCATGGGCGTTCAAAATGACCCTGATAACTCAGATTTCACTGTAGCTGGTATTCCATTAATCGTTCGTTTAAACAACCACTTCAATGCTCCAAACGGAAGTATTGTACAGGGTACTGTTTCAACGACAGGCGTATAAGGGGGCTAACAGATGGCTATATCACGCGCACAACTAGCGAAAGAGCTAGAACCCGGTCTCAACGCCTTGTTTGGCATGGAGTACAATCGGTACGAAAACCAACATTCAGAAATCTTCACTACTGAATCTTCAGACCGTGCGTTTGAAGAAGAAGTTATGTTGTCTGGATTTGGAGCAGCACCTACTAAGTCAGAAGGTTCTGCAATCAACTTCGATGATGCTAACGAAGCGTACACTGCTCGTTACAATCACGAAACCGTTGCACTTGCGTTCTCAATTACTGAGGAAGCAATCGAGGATAACCTGTATGACCGCCTCGGCAGTCGTTACACTAAGGCTCTCGCTCGTTCAATGGCGCACTCTAAGCAGGTTAAAGCTGCTGCTGTTCTTAACAACGCCTTTACAGGCGGTGCTAGTGCAGGCGGTGACGGCGTTGCTCTTTGTGCAACAAACCACCCGCTAACTAACGGCGGAACATTCTCTAATACTCCAGCAGTTGCTGCTGATTTGAACGAAACTTCCTTGGAAGACGCTCTTATCAACATCGCTGGTTATGTTGACGAGCGTGGGTTGAAGGTTGCTCTTCGCGGAGTGAAGTTGATGATTCCACGTCAACTGCAATTCGTTGCAGAACGTTTGATGGTTTCTAACCTTCGGGTTGGTACTGCAGACAATGATACTAACGCACTTCGCTCAATGGGTATGTTGCCTGACGGCTACGCCGTTAACGACTTCCTTACTGATCCAGATGCGTTCTTCATCAAAACTGACGCGCCTCGCGGCTTGATTCACTTTGAGCGGACTCCGCTTTCCACTAACATGGAAGCAGATTTCGACACAGGAAACATGCGCTTCAAGGCACGGGAACGTTACAGCTTCGGCTTCTCAGACC